AAGTATATACAATGATACTAATTATTAAAAATATTCTTGGTATAATAACAGACCCAAAAAACACTAGGATGTTTTTATTAGGAGGTATTGGTGTTTTATTGTTCCTACTTCTTAAACAGTGTAATGAAACTGAAGTAGCAAAAGGTGAGGTTACTAGATTTCAAAATAACTTAAGTGCAGCAAATGATACTATACTTAATTATGTTAATGAAAAAGGTGAATCGGTTGGTGAAATAAAAGGGTTAAGTTTATCATTAGAAGAACTTAAAGATAGTTTAAAATATGAACAAGGAAGACCGCCTATTACAATTGTTAAGTATAAAACTATAATAGAAGAAAGAATTATTGAAGTACCTGTTATAACAAAGGATACTGTAATTAAACAAGGTAATAATAGTTTTAATTCTATTTTAAGTTTTAACTCTGATAGTAATTGGATTAAAAGTTCAAGATCTATAAGTGTAGATCTACCTTATAGTTTTATGGATAGTTTAACATTTGGTTCTGCTACGGTTGGTCTTAAACAAAATATTTGGTTAGATGCTACATTGTCACAGGATGTTAGCACAAAGGAAATATTTATAAAATTAACGTCAGATTACCCAGGTACTACATTTAATAGTACTAAAGGAATAATGATTGATAAAAAAAGTCCGGAGTTTAAAAACTTACAGATGCAAAATAGAAAACCGTTTGGTTTTGGATTAAACATGGGGATGGGAATTGATGGAAATGGCCAATTTGGTCCATACATTGGCCTTGGTGTTTCATGGAATCCAAAGCTTTTACAATGGTAAATAAATAGAATATAATGGAATCATCAAGATTTATACAAATATCGGATCAAATACTTATAGAGTATGTTTATACTAGTAGCGCACCATCTGAAGCGTTAACGTATAATACATTAAACTTTGGTGTTGATCTTATGAGAGATGCTAATACTAAAGGGACTTACTTTTTTAATTCAGAAGGGTTAGTACCAGTAGCACCAGATACAATCAGCTTTAATAATGATGTAAGGAAATCTAGTGCTTCTAATAATGCATCACGAAATCAATTTGTTAACTTAGGTCCAACTGGTGTGGCTGTTCCTTATAATAATACAGTTGCAACATTAACAAGTGATACTGATCTTCCACAAGTATTTAGTCCTAATATTGATATAGAATATGATACAGTACGAATTCACTTTGTAGCTGGATTTTCCTTTGGCGATTTTGATGGGATTATATTTGAGGTCTTAGCACCAAGAACAGACGGTGTTATGATGAATCTTAATTCTATTAATTATCTAAAAGGTGGTCCTGTAGAATTAAACCCAGATCCATTATTAATAGCAGATAAATTGTATGCTACATTTATTGAATGGAAAACACCTTCTCTATATTATATGGATGAGGCATTTAATGCAGCTGTTCCAAACGGCTTAGCATACAGAATAACTGAAGGGAAAGGATTTTTAGGTACTCCACCAATAACACTTAGAGCTACTGGTATTTTTGAAACTATTATAGATAATGGATATAGCTTTTATGAAATGCAATCTATTAATTCTGTTTCAATATTAAATAGAGATGTTTATGATAATTTATATGCACAAGTAATTCCATCAACTAATGGTGATTATTTTGAATTATCAGGACAAGTTACAGGTTCTTCGCTTAGCCAATTCATTGCTCAGTTAAATGCGCAAGGGAATGGAGATTGGATAGTATTTTATGAAATAAGTGTTACTGAACAAGTAGGTCAGGTATTTGCACAATCAAGCTTCCAAACATTTGCGCAAACTAGTTTGTTTGATGATCCTATTTTATTTAGGCCTATTATTAAAAATGCAAACACTGCAGTGTCATTTTCTATAAACTTTGTATTAAGATTGTATAATAAAGGTGATGCTACACAAATAATTAAAAATGCTAACTTAACCTCATTTAATCCTCAGATGTATGGAGCACAAATGCTTACTATAAATTTAGGAGTGGTTCCTACCGTGGCTAATGTTTACAATCAAATTAATAATGATACTGGTAAACAAATAGTAGTAGGAACAGGTTCATCTGTAAATAATTCAGCAAATACATCCGAACAAATTGTAGAAAAGCTAGTGGTAAAAACAAAGTATGTAACTACGTTTAGAGATAAGTTAAATGTTAAAGCTTCTATATCTCCAGTTAAAATACAAACATTAACAGATGAGACTGTACAAAGACCAACATTCGGTACTGCTAATAATACAAAACCAAATGCTGGATCTGTTGGATCGGTTCCTGATACAAAAACAACTTAACTCATGAGTTCTATACAAACTAATATATCTTTAACAGCACCACAGAAGGAATACTTTCAAAGATTTGTTGATTTAGCAGTTAATGACACACCGTTACCGCAAGGAGATGGTATGATTAGAATCTCTCCATTTGATGATTACTTTTTATTTACTCTGTTTGATGAAGTAGATGGAGAAGATACACCAATAGACTTAAGTAATGTTGGAGATATCTATATTAACTTTATTGGATCATTTGATGAAATTGATATAATAAACCATACACAAGTTGAAGAAGTAGATTTATCAAGAGGTGAGGTATTATTTAGAATTACCAGATCAGATAGTAAAAAGATTTTAGCATTAGATAATAATAACTTTTATATTTCTACTAAGATGATAGATGTAACAGACGGATCTATATCAGATGAATCTGTTTTATATCAAGGTATTTGGTTAGCTGTTGATGCTGCTAGTAGACTTACATTAACTTCTCAAATAGAAGATCAGCGATTAGAGTATAGTATTTTACTTGCAAAATTACAAGAAGACAACACTAGGCTACTTAATGAAAATGCTGCATTAGTTTCATCGGCTGAAGAAGATACTTTAACTATACAAACATTACAAGCTAGTAATAATGAATTAGTAAATGAAATTGCAGAATTAACTAAGGATTTAGCATCAGCTGATATTGAATTAATTAATAGGAATGCTACATTGGCGCAAGCATCAGCCGATAAACAATTAAATTCTAAACAACAAATTGATGCTATAAGAAGAAGAACTATACCAGCTGCTAATCAACAGACGGCATTCTTCCAACAAGCATCAAGAAATTTACAACAGTATATTACTGGAAGAAATTTAGTAGGACAACCTAGAAACTTTAGACCTGATGATAGGTTTAGAGCTGATAATAACGAAAGATATTCATAAGATATGATATTAAGTGCTAGAAATAACCAATTCAAGTTTGACTTTCCAAGGAATTTTATACCTGAGCCTATTGCTAAGAAGTATAAACCATTTCTTACTAGAATACCTGGTGGGTTAATAAAAGAACCTATTGATTATTGGAATTATGGAATACAATCTCTTAATTTACCAGGCCCTTCATTTGATCCTGTAACGCAAACAGATTATCCAGGTAATACACGAGCATTCAGATCAAGTATACCTATACAACAATTATTTGATAAATCATTAACTGTTACTATGCAAGCATTTGATGGTTATGTTAATTATTGGATGGCTATAGAAATGTTTGATTATTATTACAAATTAAGTGGAAAGCATCCATATTTACCAGAAGGCGTAGGTGTACAGATGTTAGATGCAGATGGTACTACTTTTGTAACTATTCAATTAAAAGATATGTTTATATCAAACATAGGTGCATTAGATTTAAACTTCTCTAGTAATACAGTAGAATTTCAAACTTTTGATATGGAATTTAGTTATAACGTCTTAGATGTTGTAGTTAACATAACCTAATATATAAACAAATAAAGAACTTACAATGAAAACCTTTAAAGACTATTTAACAGAAGAGATTAATGAAACTTTGGATATTCAAAGCTTGTTAAACGAATCTCATGATTTAACCGAAGAACAGGATGCTGCTATTGATATGGCGGTTGAAAGAATTATGGAAGAACATAAAAATGGTAAAGATTTAGATATCATTGTTGAGGAGATTGTAAATGAAGGTATCTTAGGAAGTATATTTGGTGGTCTTGGTGGTTTTGCTTTAGGTAAAACTGTAGGTAAGGCAATTGCCAAAGTACTAGGTATTCAAAAAGGTGCTTTATATGATTTAATGACTTCACGTCTTGTCGGAGCTGCGTTAGGTGCAGTTCTTGGTAAGAGAATATAAATAGAATGATTAATATAGGAATTGACTTTTCACTTAATAGCCCAGGAGTATGTATTGAAACTACTGATGGGAAGTATCACTTTATAACTTTTTTTAATTACGGTAATCGTATATGGGATGAAGAAGGTAGAAAGATACCAAAATCCTTTAGTGTACACAAAGAATTAATGGATGACAATGCTATGTTAGGATTTCCTTATCATAGAGATGTAACAAGTAAAGAATTTTTACCAAGAGAGCGACAAAAATTAGAAGACGCTGGAAATATTAGTTCTTTAATGGTTAATATATTTTCTACATTATTTGAAGGTGATAAAGTATCAGTTGCCTTAGAGGGATTCTCATATGGATCCAAAGGGAATTCATTTATAGACATTATTCAATATAATACTTTTTTAAGAAAGGAACTAATAGATAAGTACTCAATAGAAAATTTATCTGTATTTCAACCATCTCATGTAAAGAAGTTAGCTGGGAAAGGCAATGCAAACAAACATTATATGGCTAAAGCATTCCAAGATGATGTCCTTAATGATAAGAACCTAAGATCAACTAAACTATGGAAATGGACACAAGGTAAAGACTTCAGCATTAAAATACCTAAACCTATCGATGACATTATTGACGCTTACTTTATACTTAAAGCATTAAAGGCAAACAACTAGATACTATTTCTCCAATTCAATAGTTAAAAATTATATTGCAACATGTGGAGTTTGTTTCAGCTTTACACAAATTAAATTTAAAATATTATGTTAAAACCATTAGGAAGTAGAATTTTTTTAAAAAAAGATGTACAGCCAGAAAAAAAAGGTAGTATAATTTTATTAAAACAAGATGGCATGTATGCGCCGCCTTATTCAGGAATGATCATCGGTGTAGGATCAGGAGTTAAGGATAATGAATATAAAATTGGAATGAAGGTTCTTTTTCATGATTTAGCAGGAACTGAATTTAAATATAATGGTAAAACTGTATTTAGTCTTAGAGAAAAAGATATAACTGCAATTATAGATAAAAATATTCACGTAGTCTGAAACAAACTGACTTAGTGAATATATAATAAACAAAGGAATCAATAATATTGGTTACTTTTTAAAAGGCGATAACAAGGCAACATAAATAGGCAATTAAATAAAACTAGTTTAGGCATAGAGCTTTGTTATCAATAAATTAATAATAACAAAAAAAGGCAATTAACATGGCAAATGAATTCGACATTTTTAATGTAAGTGTAAAAGATTTAGACACTGGTGAAAGACCTTCCACAGGAGGAAGTGATTTATACACACCTAAACCAGATCAAGGACAAGACGGTATATACCGATCTTTAATTAGGTTTCTACCTAATGCTAAAAACCCAAGAAAACCATTCGAACGTAAGTATGTCTACTGGCTAGAAGACAGAGAAGGAAACGGCTTTTTCGCTGATTCCCCTTCAACAGTTGGAGAAAAATGTCCAGTACAGGATATGTTCTTTAAACTAAGAAACTCTGAATCTGCAGTAGATAAAAAGATGTCAGAAGGTTTAAAGCGTAGAGAAGTATTTTATGCATTGGTACAAATAGTAAAGGACCCACAAAACAGAGATTTAGAAGGGCAAGTTAAAATTATGAAATTCGGTTATAAAATCAAAACTAAAATTGATGAAGAACTGAATCCACAATTTGATGAACCAACTCAAGTATTCGATCCGTTTGAAGGAAAGAACTTTGAATTAGTAATTTCTAAGAAAGGTGGTTTTCCAAATTATGACTCATGTAAATTTCATGGAAATAAATCTCCAATGACAATTGGCGGAGAACCTGTATCTGACGATGATGCAAGCCGTAAATCAATTTTAGATTTATTAAAAGGAGCTCCTGAATTAGGAAGCTGGGGTTATAAAGCATGGGATGATATTATAAGAGGAAAGGTAATGAATGTATTATCTCAATTCACATCACCAGGCGATTCAATTCAAAATATCACAAGATCAAAACCGGCACCAGTTAATACAAAAGTAACTGAAGCTGCTGCTGTACAAGCAACGACTGAAACAAAATCTGAAACTCAACCTGCAGCAGGAACTGAGAAAAAAGAAGATTTTGATGATTTCATTAATGGTTTAGATCTTTAATAATTATGGCAGAAGAAGTAATAATATCTTCTGAAATGAAAGCTCGGATCATTGATAAAGTGGTCCGAGTTCTTCATACTAATCACTCCCATCCGGAGAAAAGAAGAATTTTAGAAAGTAAAGGAAGGTTAAATATGGCATGTCCATATTGTGGTGATTCAACAACTACTCCTAGGAAAAAAAGAGGCAACTTATATTGGAATGATTTATACTTTCATTGTTATAACTGCTCTGCTCATTCTTCGTTAGATGTTTTCTTAGCTGATCATAATCAAAACTTTGAAGGTGATGATAGGATAGATGTAATAAATTACATAAAAGAAAACCGTAAACATTTTTCATTAGGTGAAAGTTTAGACTTTTATCTTTTTGATAAAGCTAAAGAATTAGCATTAACTTTTGATGAAATAGCAATAGGGTTTAATGTATATCCAATAAACACATTAACATACCAAGCTTATCCTTATTTAAAAAGTAGATTGCTCCATCACAAAACTGATAGATTTGCATTTGATCCTCGTCGTAGAGAATTATATGTTTTTAATTTAACACCTGATGGTAAGGTATTAGGTTTTCAGACTAGAGCATTAGGTAGTGATAATACTGGTCCTAAATATAAAACTTGGAATATTGAAAGAATATATGATAGATTAAAAAAACCATTAAAAGTAAATGAAGAGGAATTAGATAATTTAAATAAAATATCAATGTTGTTCGGTATATTAACTGTTGATATGTCTAGAGATTTTTCTATATTTGAAGGTCCTATAGATGCAATGTTTATGAATAATTCAATTGGCTTAACTGGTGTTAAGAAACAAATAATTGAATTTAATGAAATACCTACAGCAAGATATTTCTTTGATAATGATATGGAAGGTAAAACTAGAATGATTGAAAAATTAAAAGGTGGTCAAACTGTATTTATGTGGACTAAGTTTTTAAAAGACTTTGATATTCCTGCAAGAAAAGTAAAAGATTTAAACGATTTAGTAAAATATGAATTTACAAATCGAACAGGCTGCTTAAGCAACCTAGATAAATATTTTACAAACAATTCATTAGATATTATTTTTATATAATGAATATTAAAAATTATAATAATTTCGTGAGTGAAGAAATAGATGACTTTTATAAGGATTCAGAAAATAGTAAACGAAAGCTTAGATTATTTTCTACATTTACCAAATCTACATTAGGTGAAGTTAAGAGTAGCTTTTTTATACCAGAACCTAAAAAGAAATTTCAACCTAAAGTAAAGGGTTACAAGAAGATTAATAATGATAAAGGTATATTCTAATGGAGTACAATGATACATCAACAGGTGAGGCTAATGAGGAACTGGCAACTAGATTAGCTACTGATAGAACTAGCTGGAAAGAAAAAATAACTAACCTAGTAGGTTTATTAAAAGAAGTACGCAATTTATCTGAGTGTCAGGTAAACATGCTATCTTATAGACAAATACTATTAGATAAAATTACTGATTTTAAAACAACTAAACATAAAAGACAAGCTGCATACGATAGGTACTATAAAATTAAGTACAGAGAATATTCAATTGACTATGATGTTAAATTAACAAGCGGAGAAAAGAATGCTTTTATAAAGGCAGACTTATCTCATTTAAGAACCCAAATGGAAATGTTACAATCACACATGGACTATTATCAAGAATGTATAAAAACTTGTGATAATCTTGCATTTGCTATTCGTAACAGAATAAACCTAGACGATAAAGAATATTAATGGAACTATCCCTATCTGAAAATAAAAAGTTTCTAGTCATAGATGCCTGTACTGAATTAGAGTATGAGCAGCTAAAGAGTAGCTTGACTAAAAAAATTGAAGGATGGAGATTTCACCCTTTAGTTAAAAAGAAAGTATGGGATGGTAATGTATCCTTTGTAAAAAGAAATAAAATTCCTGCCGGTTTATGGAAAGAAATTTTAGATATCTGTAAAGATTATGATTTCCCTGTTACCTTAAATAATATAACCGATATATTTGATACTGAAATTAAAGAAGATAATTTTAGGCTATGGGTAACAAGTATTTTTGAAAAGCATCCTGATTTTAAACCTAGAGAATATCAAATAGATGCAGCCTTTAAAATATTAAAGTATAGAAGGTGTTTAGCAGAGTTAGCAACATCAGCAGGTAAAACTTTAATATCTTTTATGGTAGTTGCATATATGATGGATAAATTAAACAAGAAAAAGATCTTAATGATTGTTCCTAATGTAAATTTAGTATTACAGGCTACTGGTGATTTTGATGAATATAATAAATGTGGAATTCCATTAAAGACTCAGCAAATATATGCTGGTGCAAAAATAAGAAACAGTTCTAATCTAGTAATAGGAACTTACCAATCCCTGGTTAAAAAGGACGAGGATTATTTTAGTCAATTTGATGCAGTTTTTGTAGATGAAACACATAAAGCAAAGGCCGCATCTATTCAAAAGATAATGGATAAGTGTTGGCATTGTGATTTTAGATTTGGTTTAAGTGGAACAATTCCTAAAAAAGGAACTGTTAATAGACTAAGCTTAATGTCAGCAATGGGTCCTTTGGTTACACAAGTAAAAGCTAATCAATTACAACAAGAAGGTTTTATTGCAAGTTGTAAAGTTATTCAGCTTCATATGGATTATGCAACACCTGCACAAAAAGAATCTTTTTCGTTTCTTTCTAAAAACCCACAAGATAGACAAAAATTATTTGGATTAGAACAAAATTTTATTAATCAAAGTGATAAGAGATTAGATTTCGTTTGCCAAGTAATAAAAAAGTCAACAAACAATTCTTTAGTATTATTTCATAAAATAGCATACGGAGAAAAAATATATCAAAAACTAAGACAAATAACTGATAAGAAGGTTTATTATGTAGATGGCTCAGTTAATGTAGATATAAGAGAAGAATTTAAAAGTAGAATGGAAAAGAATGATGATGTTATTATTGTAGCATCTTATGGAACCTTTTCAACTGGTATTTCTATTAAAAACATACATAACATATTCTTTACTGAAAGTTTTAAGTCAGAAGTGATCATTAGACAGAGTATAGGTAGAGGATTAAGAAAGCACTCATCAAAAGACGTAGTTAAAATCTATGACTTTATTGATGATTTTAGATATAAGGCCGAAGACCATGATTGGGTTAACTATATCTACCGCCACGGTATTGCAAGGCGAACAATTTACAAAGAAGAAAAGTTTCCATTCGAAGTTCAGAACATAAGATTCTAATATAGAATATCTTTTCATTAAGACATGGATATATAAAAAAATAAAAATAACTAACATGAAGTCAATCAAAAAGTTTTCTGCAATGTCTGCTAAAGATCAATCGATCACAGAATCTGCAAAAGTAACAAAAGAGGCTGTTGATGAATTGATCAAAAAGATTGGTTTTAACAGTATAGATGAGTTAAAGAAAGAAAAAGATCTTCTTTCTAAACTTGAAGCAATGTCAAAAACATTTGCAAAAAGTAATGATATATCTGAGGATGAACTTGAAGAAGATCGTGCTGATGATATTGAAGATGAAATAAATGCAAAAGGCAAAACTAAATCTTTAGAAGGTACTAAAGATAAAAAAGGTGATGAAGAAATAGTAGCAGCTGAAGTAGAAGAAGTAGAAGAAGATACTGCTGATGATATCGAGGATGAGGTATTAGCTATTGGTAAACCTAAATCTTTAGAAGATGAAGCAGGTGAATTAGTATCTGGTGATCAAAAAATAACAAAGGATGTTCCTGCTGAAGCTGATGAGGTTGAAGATGAGGATGGCGTTGATGTTGCTTCTGAAGAAAAGGAAACTCCTAAAGCTACAAAAAGAATTATGGCTTTTGAAGATTTCATTAAAGAAAAAGAAGAAACTATAAATAAGAATATTAATTATCGTGATGATAATGAAGAAGAGGAAGACTATGCAGTACCTGTAGCAGCATCTGCTGATGCTCTTGCTGAATCTAAAGAATCTCGTGGAAAGGAAGATGAAAAAGAAGGAGATGAACTAGAAGATAAAGGTGATAAGAAAGTTGACTCTGAGGATGATAAAGAAAAAGCAGACCATTATAAAGGAGCTGTTAAATCTGATGATGCTCAAATTAAATCTTTAAAGAAAGATGCTAAATTTGATAAAGAAGAAGAAGAGGATGCTGAAAAGAATGAATCCGCTATTATGAATTTTGCAAGTTTTGTAAATGAAGCTTATGACAGAGTTGTTTTAGGTGGTAATAAAGGTGATAAGTCTAAAACTAAAGAAGACGAAGAGGATTATGAAGATGAAGACAAAAAGGACGAAGCTTATGATAGAGTTGTCTTAGGTGGTAATAAAGGCGATAAGTCTAAAACCAAAAAAGGCGATGAAGATTATGAAGATGAAGACAAAACGGATGAAGCTTATGACAGAGTTGTTTTAGGTGGTAACAAAGGTGATAAGTCTAAAACTAAAGAAGGTGATGAAGATTATGAAGATGAAGATAAAAAAGATGAAGCTTATGACAGAGTTGTTTTAGGTGGTAATAAAGGCGATAAGTCTAAAACCAAAAAAGGCGATGAAGATTATGAAGATGATTCAGATGAATCTGTTGAGGAAGGTGTTGCTGAAGTAATTACTAAAGTAGAAGGTGATGAAATCAAGGACGAAGAAACTGGTGCTGATGGTATGGCTATTCCTGTAATTAAAGGTGATGGTCCAGAAACTGCTGCTGGAATTGCTGGTGATATTATGAATATGGGTAAAGTTAAAAACTTATCTGCATTATCTGGTAAATTAGTTACAACAGATCAAAAGATTACTGATGTAGTAAAAGGTGAATCTGATAATGTTAAAGACGGTCATGATATTCCTGTAGTAGAAACTGTTATTAATGAAGAAGATATTACTTCTGATGATCAATTTAAAGAATATGCAATGAAAATGCTAAAGGACGCATTTGGTGCTGATTTTGATGAAGCTGTAGCAACTAAAACTGCTGATGGTTTAATTTCTAAATATTCTGGAGATTATGGCGCAATGGTTGGAGCTTTACAATCAACTATGGGATCATAATAAATAA